CAAGGATTAAGCCACGCGGTTTTTGTCCTAATCCAATAGCTAAATTTGGTATTCCAAAAGAAGCTGATTCCGTATTGAACAAAAATGTAATAGGGACTGTAGCGCATGAACAATTTTGGCAAGAACAGTTTCATTATTTAGATGTAGGCTATACTACTGCAGGTGTTTGGATTCCTCCACGTTATTATTGGTGGCTGAACTTCTGGCCCGTAGCTACTGTTGGTAGAGGGCTTCACTTACCAGATCCTATCGATTGCGATATGGAAAAGTATGAAATCATGTACTATTCAAAGAAAGAAGGATACGGCTTGATTATTCCAAAAAAGCGTCGTGCCGGACTTTCAGAGCAAACAGGATCAGATATAAACTGCGAACTTCGAAGAAATCCACAGGCTTATAAAGCTGGTATTATTGCAGGGTTAAGTAAATACTCGGAAGAGGTAATGCTTAAAGTGCTGAAAGGAAACCCAAACCTTCCTCCTGAATTAAGGCTTAATAGCTTAGTAAACACTTTAGATGAATTTAAAGCTGGATGGACTGAGAAAACAGAACAAGGCTGGATTGAGCAAGGCAGTCAAAATGCTGTAATTGCAAAAACGGTATTCAACAATCCGGCGGTGATGAAAGGATCATTGCTAGATGATTGTTATTTTGAAGAATCCGGAGAAAATAAATGGTTGCTTGAAGCGTATAATGCCGCCAAAAAATGTTTTTACGATGGTAATAAAATGATAGGAACGCCTGTCATTTATGGTACCGGCGGTAAAATTAGCGGTGGATCAGGTGATTTTCTTGAAATGTGGAGTGAAGCAGAAGCTTATAAATTAATTCGATTACGTATTTATGGCGATCGTAAAAGAAAACCTTTTTATGTTGGAGCTACCGGAACAGATGGAAAAGTAAACCATATTGTACCAAATATTGCAAAGCTTGTAAAAGAACACGGATATGACGTAAGTCAGGTACTTGGATGTGAAGATACTCAACATGCTACTGAGACAATTTTAGCTGAACAAGCTGAGTTGTTAAAAATGAAAAACAAAAAGCCGTACTGGGAGTCTAAACAAGATGACCCATTGGACGATGCTGACGTTTTTATGAAGTATGGCGTTAATGACTATGACGCAGAATTGCTTGTTAAGCAAAAAATGAAGATTCTTTCAAATCCTCAATTAGTTAATCGATATAAGCTTTCTTGGAAAACAGATCCTAAAACAGGTGTTGTTATTCGTCCATTGCAAGTAAACTATGAACTTATCCCTGAAGAAGATATTCCGGATGATTGGGTATGGATTGATCAACTTCCTATTCATGGATTAAGAGGAGCTTATAAAGCTGGACTTGATGGTTATGATATTGATAAATCAAATAGTTCAAAATCATTAGGATCAATGGTTATACTTGGTTCGGCACCGCATCCAAAAATTATTCAAGGAAAGCCATATGCTTTGATACGTTGCCGACCTAAACGTAAAGAACGTTTTTATGAACTTTGCGCTATGTTATCGGTAATGTATGGACTTCATCAGTCTGTAATGGCTGATGCTCGCTCTCCATTAGTTATAGATTGGTTTATTAAAAACGGTTTTGAAATGTACCTTGCTCCGCGGCCAGAAGGATTTGATTCAATAAATTCTGAAATGAATCACAAATATGGCTTTAAAGCTACTACTTTTACAAAGCCACAAATGATTGCCTTAAATCAATCATGGGTTATTGATAGTATGGAATCGTGCAATATGCTTGACATTGTACGTGACTTTCAAGATTGTGATGTTGAGCAAACAGATAGTGATTGGGATTCCCACGATGCCGTAGGCTTAGCTAATATTTGTAGAATATGTTTCCCTGCAATAATTCATGACGATAGTCAGTTTGACGATTTTGATCCATTTGAATTAGTAAGCTGGAAAACTGGGTCTAATGGTGAAATATATTCTGACAATGCCAATACCTTAAAACAAAACATGGAATACTATGAAGATGAGGATTCTGATTATGACAACAGTAATATGATTGATCCTTTATTTCATCGAAATCAACTATTTTAGCACCTATGGAATTAGAAGCAACCAACGCCACCCTATGGCCCAAACCAGATACTCCATTATCTGAACAGCTTGGAAGAGCCAATGACTGTATTGATTATGCCGTAGCTCGATGGAGAAGAAAGCGATTGGCAACATTAAAGCGAATCAAAAGTATTCGTGATAGTTATAACGGTATCGTAAACCAGGGCTTTCAACAAATGATGGACTCTCAATATGGAGTTGAATTAAAAATCAAATATGTTGACTACCGAATTTCAAAAAACAAAATTGACACATTAACCGGAGAGTTTATTCAACGTCCGCTTAATTATACTATTCAAGCTGTAAATGAAGATGCACTTAATGAGCGTATCTCAAGACATAATTTTGTAACTGGTTATTGGCACGCTAAAAGACGAGGTGAAATAGATCGCCTTGATAAAATGGGGCTTAACACTTTTGAAGGTGTTAATGTTCCTGAAGATGCTAAAAGTCCCGAAGATTTGCCGACGCACAATGCAGCGCTCGATGCTGAAGTGTATATGCAAAAAATGATTCGCCATCAGTTTGATCAAAAGTATTTAATGACCAAACTATATTCATCATTCCAGGATTTAGCTTTTATTTCTGAATCTCATTTTTACACAGATCTTGACGTATTTGGTGATACTATTAATGAAAGAGTGTTGCCCGAAAATGCTTTATTTGAAGAAGTTGAAGGTGATGATTTTGTTGAAAAAAGCCCTTATAAAGGACGACGCATCTTAATGACGGAGCAACAGGTTATTCAAACTTTTGACTTAAATGCAGAAGAAAGAGCTGAAATAAGAAACTTGTTTTATCGCGGAATTGAAATCCTTGATGCCGGTCTTATCAAACATGGCGTTAATCAAGAATTAGTAATGGAAGTGTTTCATATTGAATGGACATTCCTTGAACCTCATTACATCAAAAGATCATTTGATGAAGATGGTACACTGCATGAAATAAACTTTTCATCTAAATACTATGAAAAGAATGAAAAGAAAATCTTGCGTGATGTAAAAAACAACAAGTATGAGCTTGAAATAAAATTCAAAGAAAGGCTTTGGGAAAATTACAGAATCGGTAAAAACATCTACAAAAAAGCTGGTCCTAAAAAAAATTGCATGGGATCAGTAGATGAGCCGTATCATGCAAAATCAAGTTATACTAACTTGCTTTTTAATACGCACAATGGACTTCGCGTTTCAGTATATGAAACAATGGAGGAAATTAAGCTTCAGTACAACCTTGCTCGCTGGCAGTTAAACAGAGAGCTTTCAAAAGCTAAGGGAACAGTGTTTACGTATGACAGAGCTATGCTTCCTCGCGGAAGAAAAGGGAAGCCTGTAAGCGTAAATGAAGTAATTAGTAAAATGGTTAATGATGGATTCATTGACTATAATTCAGCGGGAGAAGGAAATCTTTCAGGAAAGAATATCGATCCAAAAGATGCAATCAAGATGATTGACTTAACTCCTTCTTCTAACTTAGTTACCCTTATACAGATTTGCGTTAACCTTGAAAACTTACTTGAAAAGATATCTCCGGTAAATGATAATCGACAAGGACAAACAGCGGCAAGTGAAACGGCTACCAATGCTCAGTCAGATTTAATGACAAGCAGAACCATCACAGAACCGATGTTCTTTTTTTACGACAAATTTGTAGAGCAGATCATTGTTAAGAATTGCGAGTACACAAAAATAAGCTGGTTGCTGTTTCCAGAAAAAGCAACTAAAATAATTGGTCAGGCAGGTGTTGAGTTTATTGACAAGATTGCTGATATGTCCTGGACTGATTGGAATTGCAAAGTTATAAATAGCAGAAAAGAAGAGTACATTAAAAAGATAATGGAAACCTTTATCAATACATCGTTGAACAAAGGTGAAATCGCTACTCAATCTGCAATGAAAGCAATGATGCAAACAACAATGAGTGAAATGCATGCAGCAATTGAAGAAGGATGGCAATTGAATAAATCTATTATTCAGCAAACTGAGTCAGCTAAAATGCAACAAATTATCGAGCAAGAAAAACAACGTATTGCAAGAGAAGATTTTGTTCGTGAAGATGAACAAGCTCATGAAATTCAAATTGCTAAAATACAAGCTGGTATTAAAGTTGCTCAACAGACACAGATTGACGCAAACAAAAAAGAGCTTATTAAACAACAAGCACAGTTACAATAATGTTGTATAAAGAAAATTTTACGCTACAAACTAAACCTACTACCGAAAAGGCTAAGTATGGTGTTGAATGTTACGTCACTACATTAGGTGAAGTATACAAACAAACAACTATGCCTATTGGTAGTAGTTGGGTTTATGTTGCGCATCGAGAACTTAAGACTTCTGACGTTGTAGAAACGCCTACAAAAAAATATAATCAAACGTCAAACAAAAATATTGCCGATGCTGACTTAGGTGAAGATCCTGAAACAGGACAACCATTCTTACAAAATTTATTTACTGCAGAACAAATTTTTGATAATGATGGAACTAAATCCTACAAAATAACCGTAGACAAAAAAGGACGAGTAAAATCAATATCACAAGTTACTGTTTCTGGTGGAGGAGAAGGTTATACTGACGAGCAAGCGCAAGACGCAGTCGGGACAATATTAGATGATGGTACTTTTGGCGACATTGCTTTTACTTATGATGATACTGGAAATTTAATTTCAGGAGAAATTATCAAAGTAGGAGGAACAGCAATAACTCTTACAGGAGCCTCATTAATGACTATTGCTAATATTTCAGCATTGGTCACAGCTCTTGGACTTGTAGCAAATGACATTACTAATGCTACAACAGCGGGAAAATCAATTTTAACAGCTGCAAATATTGACGCAGTTGTTACATTGCTTGCTTTAATTTCTACTGACATTACAGATTCTACAACTGTTGGTCAATCATTATTAACAGCAGTTTCAGCAGCAGCGGCCAGAAGTGCTATTTCAGCGCAATTAACCGATGCTGATTTAGATACTATTGCAGCATTGTCTCCGGCAAATAATGATTTTCTTCAACGAAAAGCCGGAGCTTGGACTAACAGAACAATTAATAATGTTCAAAACGATTTAACAATTTCTGTGTATTCTAACAAAAGAAGCGGTAAATGGTATCATCAAGGAAGGAATGCAACAGCAATAGGATCTAGTGCAGCAATTAACAATACATCAACTGTTAGTATGTCTCTTTTAGAAATAGGAACAACTACAGTTATTACTGATATTGCAATTGAAGTTACAACAGCATTAGCGGGAGCATTACTTTATTTTGGAATATACAGAATAGATACTCCTGCATGGAATACCGGGCCATTAGTAGCTAGTGCAGCCGGAGTTTCAGGAGCTACTAATGGAGTAAAATCTGTAACACTAGCTTCTCCGGTATCATTAATTCCTGCATTATATTTGATAGCTGTTAGTCATAATGGAGTTGGATCAGTTACATTTAGAAATGTAGGTTTAACAGCAATGGCTTTAATGGGAACAAATATACCTGGGGTAGTTCAAACATCAATGTATCTTGGAGCAAGGGCTTCAGGCGGAGCATTACCAGCTAATTTAAGTGGATTTACATCAATTACTGAAACAGTTAGTACTGTAGCTCCTATTTTATGGCATAAAGTTCAATAATATGAAAACAGAAATGTATCAACAAAATTTAGACGGAACAGTAACATATATCGAAACTATTGATGATGGTATTCCTGAGCTCGTTAAAGAAGGCGAAGTAAAACTTGTACCTACTTCTGGTGGAGCTAGAATTACTGTTAATAGCATATATGCCGGGCAATTTATAACTTTGCAAAGAGAGCAAGTTTCAACAGCTAACATGGGAAATGTAACGCTTATAAACGTTATAGACGGAGTTAGCTTTGAAATAAGAAGTACAAACGCGTCAGACGCGGGAACAATAAAGTGGAAGTTAATCGAAGAATAATCATGGAAAAATCAAAAAAACTACCAAAGCGCAAAATGACCGCTGTGCTTTCAAAAAGCAAAGATTGGGATGATAGACCATCTATGTCATTTACTGAAAAAGAATGTCCCGCGGCAAAAGGTCTTGCTTTAAAAGGCAAGATTATTGTTGAAATGGAGCTTGAACTTACAGGAACTCGTATTGAAGAATATGGAGATAAAAAAGGACAATCCACTTACAGTTTTAAGGTTTGTGGAATGAAAGCAGATAAAGCAACTGTTGCAGAGGAAAAAGCCGAGCAACCTAAATAAATAAATCATGAGAACATTCTATCGTAAAAACGATCCTGCAGATGCAGAAAAAGGCGGAGGAGATCCAAAGCCAGTAGTACCTGAAATTATTGATCCAGATGAAATTTTCAATAATTCAAAAGTTGGAGATTTTACAGGTCCGGCGGTTCCTGATCCTAACCGAGTTGAAGGTGGAGAAGAAGCATTGAGCGAACTTGATGCAGCATTAGCAAAAGCAAAACCGGTATCAAAAGAAGAACCTCTTGATGAAGAAGGAAAGCCAAAACCTAATGAAAAAGGTGGTGATAATGAAGAAGGAGTACTTACAATTGAACCAAATCAAGAAGAGCTTGAAGAAGAAGTTCAATGGACAAGCCTTGCTACAGAACTTGGAATAGGTGAAATAAAGGATAATAACTATGATCAGTTTGTAGAAAAATTCAAAGAATTTAAAGAAACTTTAACAGATCCTTCATATGTAAATCTTGAAGCTGTTAAAACCAAGTTCGGTGAAGAAGCACATAACATGCTTGTTGCTCTTCAAGAAGGAAATACTTCTTTATTTGATATTGCTTCAAAAGTTCAACCATACTATGACATTGTAGCTATGGATGCAGAAGAAGCTTTTACTGCTGTTTATAAAGCAAATGGAAATTCTGAAAAGTGGATCAATGAAAAAATTGACGAGCTTAAAGAAGATGGAAAATTTGATATTGAAGTAGAAAATATTAAATCTCGAGCTATTCAATTAGCAAATGAAAAAATTCAAGAATCAGCAAATACTTTAAAAAGTTTTGCAGATTCTACAATTAGTAATAAATTAGCAGCGGATAAAGCTGAGAAAGAATTGATCGTAAAGGAAATACAGCAACGCAGTGAATTCTTAGGATTAAAACTTGATCAGAAAGCCAAAGATATTATCGCTAAAAGAGTTTCAGAAGGTTATTACAGCAAAGCAGTAAATGACGCTAAACTTAAAGCAGATATTATTCTCCAAAAGGAGTTCAGCCAGAAAGCAATTGAGGCACTCCAAAAAAGAAACCAAGGCGCTGGTATAAAGGCGTATCAAAAAGGGTTACATAATTTGGAGGAAGTAAAGGCACAGTCCGCAAAAAAATCAGGTTCAGCCAGTGGAGGAGGATCACAACCTGAAGCAGGTTCCGGATTCGGAGCAATTCGAACAGAAGGAGCATCTGCTGTTGTGAGGGTTTAAATATTCACTCTCAACATTTTTTAAAAAAAATGGCATTACAAATTGTTACCACGCAACGTAAGTGGGATCAGACTTGTACTAAGTCTGCCAACCTTACAGAGAATCAAATTTCTCGCCCTGAGATTCGCGACATTATCATGTACGCTGAGCCTCGTATGTTATCAACATTAATTGCTGCAGGCGTTGAATCGTCTTGGCAAACTGTTGGTACAGTTGCCAAAACTAAAATTGGTGTTATCCCGAAAGACAAACTTATCGGATCTAATGCGTATATCTACGAAGTTATGACTCGTATTCAACGCAACACTGAAATCTTAGGTCAAGTTGGTACTTCGGGTGCTGACGGATCATTCCGCTTACGTTTAAGAGACAACATCTTCTATCCAGGGATGAATACACAGTTCCACAATGATTCGTTTTCGGCTCGTTGTATGTCTGTTGGTGTTCCTTCAACTACCGCAGGTGGTGGATGGGTGTTCGAATTCAAAACGAATAACGGACACGTATTTGACTATTCATTAGACGTTGCTCCACAAGCAGGTACAAAAACTTGTTTCGGTGGAAATACCTCTTATGAAGAAGGATCAAAGCGTGGTTACAGCTATTCATTCTTTGGAGACAAATATGTAAACCATTTAACTACTCAACGTAAGTCTATCGGTATGACTGGTGACGCGTTGACTGACGTTACTTGGGTTATGTACAATGGCGAAAAAGGATGGTTCTTCACGAAAGAAGCTCGTCTACGTCTTCAAATGATGATGGAAGATGAGCATGCTAAATGGCATGGTCGTTCAAACATGCGTGATGAAGATGGAAATCTTTTATCACGTTCAAATCAAATCGATCCTGAAACAGGAAATGAAATTATCGCTGGTGATGGCGTAATTCCTCAAATCGAAGATGGTAACCTTGCATGGGGTTCTGGAGATGAAGGAATGGCAAGCATTGATGATTTCATCGATATGATTAAGTTGTTACGCAAGTATTCAAATACTGTGTATCAGCCAGGAGTAGTTCAGAAGTTTTATGTGGTTACAGGTCCTAACGGATATGTAAATGCACAAAACGTATTAATGCGTTTCTGGTTAACAAACCAAAACGGTACTCATATGGTACAAGGTCAATCATTGGGCGAAATCGAAGTTGGAGGTGACTTCAATACGTTCAAATGGTTAGGTACCAAATTGACTTTCGTTGAGCATCCAATGTTCGGTGACGAACAACGCTACTCAGCAAAAAGCCGTACTGGTGATCCTTTAATGTCAGGAACGTACATCTTCCTTGATGCTAACAAAGATCAGAACGGACGTAATAACATTGAAATCCTTGGTAAAGGTGCGTATGGTATCAACCGTACAAACGTATCAGGATATATCAATGGTATGACAGGGTACAACCACCAAATGACAACTCCGGTTGATGCATTAGAATACCATACACTTAAACAAGATGGAATCTTCATCTACAACATTAAGTGCTGTGGTATCATCAAGCAAACTCCGACGTTAGCATAATCCACCCACCCACTTTTCGTAAGCCCCGGAAAATACACCCATTCCGGGGCTTTATTCTAAAAATTAAACCGGCATTCGCCACAACATAAAAGAACATGAATAATCAATTTGAAGATTTCAGATTTGGAGGAGCCCCACAAGCAATAGAACAAGAGCTGTTCGATATTGCAGATGTAGAGGTTTCTAATCGAATTGTTACAATTTGCGCTATCAACCTAAGAAAAGATCGCGGTAAGTTTAACCCAATGAGTTTTAAAACAACTCCAGATGCAAGGTTAAGCATAAGATCATACGTTGATTTAGAAACGGGAAGAACTAATGGTATTCCTATTGCAAAAAACCCTGATGGTACTCATAAATTTAAGCAAATTGTTATTGACGGTATGCAAGCTTATGATTTATCAAACAGAGCACAGGCATTTGAATACTATGTAGTAAGTCGCCATTTCGAAATTGAGAACAGCGTTAATCAGAAAAAAGCTGGAACAAAAGCACGTTTTTACATCGAGGATGCAGAAAAACAAGCAAGAGAAAACATTGAAAGAGATCGCATAACAAGTGAAATCAAAGAATGGATTCGCCAAATGGCAGATTCAGAAATGTTATCTTTAGCAAGAACTGTAATTGAAGGTGTTGATGATATGTCATTAATTGTTGTAAAAGACAAATTATTGAAAAAAGTTGAATCTGATTACAAGTTGATGTACGATCGTAAAACGAACGTTATAAGAACAAATTCAATGAAATTGTTAGGTAGAGCACAAGTGTTAGGCTTAATAAGACAAGAGGTTAATGGATTCAAAGGTTATGATGGCGTAGATATTGGAGGTTCACAAGGAGCAGCATGTGATTTCTTAACAGCAAACAAACAGTATGCTATTACTCTTGAAGCTCGATGCAGAGAAGAAGAAGTTGGTGCTGAGAAGAAAAAGAAAAAGAAACTTGAAGATGCTGAAAAGTTAAAGGCTTCTTTAAAAGCACAATCTGAAGCTCAGTCAAAAAATAAAAAGGGCCCTAAAAAACCTGAACCAACAAATACAGCTAAAAAACCTGAAGAAGAAACTGATGAAGGAGGAGAAGATCTTTCTTTATTAGGAGATCAAAGCCCAATTAAACCAATTGAAGATTTAGTCAAAGAAGTTACTGCAGGAAGCACAACTCCGGGTGAAGGTTTTGATATAAACTTATTTGATAAATAGTAGTTTTTAGTTTTTAAGGAAAAAGGCTTGTAGGTTTTACTTACGGGCCTTTTTTTATAACTTTACCTCATGAAAAATTTAGGAGAAGTAATTAACGCTGTTTACCGTAGCGTAAACGCTCAAAGAACTCGTCGCTGGGATATAGTTGATGATATCATTCCAGAACTTAATTCAGCTATTAGAGAATATGTAAAAGCTTATTATGACGATATTAAAAAAACGCATACTGGAGTATATTTTGAAGCTGCACAGATTGTAAAAGCAAAGTTGCGAAAACTCGTTGTTCGAAAATATTTACTTCCTGTCAATGATGGCATAGCTACACTTCCCGCTGATTATTGGTATGACGTAGGATTAGAGGTATTCCTTTCCGGAATGAAAGGTCAGTATAGTAGTAGTTTATCTTTCAATGAAGAAAAGCCAGCGCTGTTGAATTCGTTTTATCGTCCTTCTACTGATAATATTCAGCATATGGAATATGATAGAGTTCTTGAAATAAAGTATGGAGGAGGAGAGTCATCTATTGAAAAAGCTTTGCTTGATTATATTAAAGAGCCAATAGCTATGTATGCTATACCGTTTACTTCAGGAACCGTTGTCCCGGGCAAATTATATTGGGCTGAAGAAGGAACTATTGATGATGGATCGTATTCTGTGACTGATGGTGTTTATGCTGCTACTTCAGCTATTCCCGTTACTGTTACAGGAAATGCTTATGAGATTAGTGACCTTCAGCTTGGCTCTGACAGTTGGGATGAAATTGTAGCTATCACAGCAAGAAAACTTATGGGTATTTCGAGCGACATAGAAAGAAAGCAAAATTCAGATTTTGAATCTTCGAAATCTTAATTATATTTGTACTTCACATAAAACTCAACGTTAAAAATGAGATCAGATCCAGCAAAAGTGGTTATTTTAAATAACCCAGCCGCCGCAGACGTAGTTTCGTCAGGTGGTATCATTTCTATTACAGGATTGCCGCCAATTGCAACAACTGAATGGAAAGAAGAATTAGCAATTCAGCCGTATCAAGCTGAAGTTGCGCCAAAGCAAACATTAGTTATTGCTGCAACTTTAGTTGCCGGCACTCGCTATGCTATTGCTGTTGACACAGCAGCAGGTCGTGACTTTAGTCATACATCTGCAACTTTGATTGTACCAGCAAGAACTCCCGCAACATTAGTTGCTGCAGGTGGAGCCGCTGATAAGCACAACTTGTATTATGCTTTAGCTCACCACATTAACCACACGCCAACACTAAGAAAGTATATTAGTGGTGCGTATGCTATGGTAACGCTTACTCACGCACCAGGTACTTTAATTGTTGGAGCAACAGCTACCGGAGCTACATCAGGAGCAAAAGGAATTGTATTAGCTTCTGCAAGTGGAACAGCAACAATTGGTATGCAAACAGCAGTCGATTTTGCGCCAACAGAAAACGTTACTGATGGAACAGGAACATTTGCAACCATAGCTCTTACAAAAGGTATTGGTATGCGTGTTAACTTCAGAGGAGGTTTTTATAACCTTTCTGGAACTCCAAAAGGTTCAGCGCCTTCATTGTTGCCAGGACAAAACGTTTTAGCTTCTGATATCACTACCAATACTGCCGCAGTAATTGGATTTGGTGATGGACAATCATTAGTTGATTCTGTTCCTCAATATGACCGTGATGGACGTATTACTAAAGGTTATCAAGAATTCCGTCAGCTTAATCAACAACCGGCTGTAGGTACTAACTACAATCGATTTGTGATCAGAATTAAAAAATCAGGAGATCCTGCCTTTTTATCTGATGAAATGCGTTCTGGAAAATCAATGGCTTATCCTGAATATCATATCTACGCAAATAAAGACGGAGCAAGCTACGCAGCATTCGCAGCAGCGATCAATGCGTTGTAAAAACTTCTCTCCACTGAGAACTTGAAAAAAGGGGATACTGCATAGCGGTGTCCCTTTTTTAATTTTATTAACTTTACAAAAAAAAGCCATGCCAACAGGAAGAGAAATAGTTTCAGGCTTAGAATCTATTGTACAGCGATTTAAGCTATCGCAAGATGTCAATGTATCAAGACCTCATTTGTTTCATTTGTTAGCTATAAAACGAGCTAAGCAAATAGAAGAATATACTCGCGAATTAGGAGCCGCGATCGATCCTACTTGGGTTCAGCGTTTAGGCGTTGTTTCTGTTACTAAAACTTCACGCGTAGATGATCCCGAAGTTCCCGATAGCTGTGAATCTATAGGCCGCGTAGCCATACCCGCAGTGATTAGGCTTTATGATGATAAAGGCGTTTACAGAGTAGCTACGCCAGGGCAAGTCAAACAATATAGCCGAATACCATTTGAGCAGTTTATGAACATGGATAGCTCGGTAGAGCAGTTTAACTATCCGTTATGGTGGAGGGAAGAAACTAACGTATTAAAGATTCATCCATTTACTGAAGAACTCAACCTTTATTTGATATTGCATAATCCTTTTGAAGGTTATATTATTAAAACTGATTGGGTAAAATCTGGTGATTTGGTTGTTGAAGATGATTATACGATGGCTGAAAGCTATGAAGTATTTGAAGGTCTTGTCACGCATGATGGTATAGAGTATTTGCCAGGCGATGTTTTTGTTGCCACAAAATCAGTTTTTGAAGGTCCGGGCAGAATAAAATTAAAGGATCGAAAACGAAAATTAAACCTTGATGATCCTTATCCTATTGATGGAGCTACATTAAATACTATCACTATGAGAATAATGATAGAAGATTTTAGATTGTCAAAAGAACAAATACTCGATATGCAGAATGACAAAACAAATGCAACTACACCGGAGGGCGGACCGGGAGGTAATTAATCCTAAGAAGTATTATCATAAAAGAAAGATCAATCAAACTATATCCATTACAGATGAAAAGAAATTGGTTATATTTGATGAATATATGAAGCTGGCTACAGCTACGCTACTTTCAGGCTATGAGTTTGTTTTTATTGATGGCACCAAAATGCGTGCTTATATTCAACTTGTAAACCGTACAAAACCATTATCGTGTAATTCAATTTCAAACAAAACAAACATTGAAAATGAGCTGTTTCACAATGCAAGATATCGAATGGAGTTGTCCGGACCTCACGCTGACAAGTATGGATATTCAATTAAACTATATCCTTCTTTTAAACAGCGATTTAAAGAAATGATTAAAACTAACAATTCAGAACTACGTCATGTCAGCCCTACCAAAGCTTATATCAAGTAAACAAGTACTAGCCGATTTAAACGATGAAGTCGGCAATCAGTATGGAAACAATCTTCCACAAGTAAACCGATGGATTAATAAATGCCTACGCAAAGTTGTAGGAAGATCCCATCTTGAACCAAAAATTGAAGTGCTTACTTTTGATGGTTGCCGATTACAGATACCTGCAGAAGCTGTGCTTATTCAAGGTATGATTTGGGGCGATCATGGTTGTGACTGTAATAACTTATTTGACTCAAATTATGAGTTCTTTAGAGTTAAAGGAGGAGCTTCGTTTCAAATTGGTGATATCAGTGGACCAGTGATGAAGTTTAGCAATTACAGTCAAATTGTAAATGCTAATGGATATCTTCAATTTGAGCGCGATTATGATGGTCAATGTGTAACAGTAAAAATGTATTGCTTTCCTACTGACTGTGGAAGTATCATGTTTCCTGAAGATCTTATTGACCCTATTCTTGCTTTTCTAAAATATAGAATGGCAGAACGCAAGATGTGGGAAAAGCCGAATCAATTTACTAAAATGATGTACAACGAGTACAAGCAATTGTGGGGTATGCGTTATTTAGAAGCTCATGGCGACGGTGAAGAAATCGAAGATCAAGAACTTGACAATATTGTCAAATTATTAAACAATCCATTAACGGGACAACCGTTTCCTTATTCAACTAATCGTATGTCTGGTGCATCCGGAATGTATGTAATCAATCAGTAATATGGCACAAGAGCAAAAAGAGCAAATGGTAAATGCTGGCTGGGTGACGGAAACTATTCCCGAGCTACAGCCACAAAATACGGTATCTGATTTGTTAAATATGCGAATCATGTCGTCCAGTGTTAGCGGAAGTTACAAAGTAGAAGTTTTTGATGGATCAGAAATATCATTTAATGTCCCTGATAATTATAAACCAATAGGCGCGGGAAGCATAGGAAATACAATCCTTGTTTTTTGCGTAAATGAAAGCATTGAACGTAGTTTAATTGGTTATGTAGACTTTGATGAACGCACTGAAACAGGAGTGTTTAAAAGGCTTTATATTAGCAATGAAGCTGATTTCAATACAGCATTTCCTATTATCTGTAAAATGATACAGGAATCTATTGATAGCATTAAAGGTTACTTCTGGGATAACAGAAATAAATTAAGAGTCATTAATGTCAATGAACATCAAGCATATGTTGAAACGGATTATCTTAACACTGAACCGTTGGTGGTCGGAAAAAAGTACACTGTATTGGAGGGTCATGTTGCAACCGGAACGAATGATTATGGAGATTCTTTTAGTGATGTCGATTTTGTATCTGATGGTACTGAAACTGCTTTGGGGCCATTAACAATTGTTGTTCCTTACAAGTCTATTGAGCTTATCAACCTTCAGGGAAAGTTATCGTTCAATGTACCTAAGTTTGATCAGTACATTCCAGGAAACAAAACTTGTGGCTCTTACTACTATTTTTATCAACTTACCGACAATGATGGTAATGGAGGTCAGTTGTCAATGGCAAGCTTGCCCGTTATTCTTTCTGGATATGCATTTGCTGGCTCTGGAAACGTAATGGGTGATAGTCAATATTTTTATGGTGGTGCGCTCGACGATAATTCTCAAAAAGGAATTAGAATTAGCATTGATGGACTTGATACGCGTTATACTAAAATTAAAGTTATATCAGTAAAAGCAATATCAGAACTTGAATACGAAACACCACAAGTTTTTGCTTTTGAAGATATAACGGGATCATCAATGACTTTTGATGATTCTACCAATAAAGGATTTGACACATTAGATATTTCTGAGCTAATATCAAGCATACTTGTTATTCTTAAAAACAAAGATGCTGCAGCAATTTACAATCAATTTATAATTGCTAATTATACAACTGAAACTGATTTTCTTTATGATATATCTTCAGGAGTAACATCAACAACCATTCAAAAAAAAATACCTCTTGAAGCAACATTGCTATATAAAACGAAGTATAAAAATTATACTGATGCTGAAGCTGGTGATCGTGATTTAATTTCTGATCCTTGGGTTTCAGATGCCGGAATTGGTGATGGAGGTCAGGTAGTGCCATTGCAAGATTATGTTGTAGAAGGAGGAGAAATAAATGTTGAAAATTGGGATGGATCAACAGTTGTTTATGACGCAACATTGGCACCTATTCACTTTACTACTGTTGATGGCGATAATATTATAAACTTCCTTTCCGGAGCACCTACTGTTTTTCCTGAGATTGTTATCAATAAATATGGTACTGAAAAGTTTTATAAAAAAATAAAAGGAGATTTCCTTAATTATCGAGGAGCTACTGTTAGCCATTATTTAAAAGGATATCATGATAGTGAAACGTATCGTTTTGCAATCATGTGTCATGGCTTACATGGTAATCCTAATTATTGTCACTTTCTTAAAGACCACGAGTTTGAAGGTACTGATGTAAATACATTAGGGCAATACTCTTTGGCAACAGGAGGTTCACATAAAAGAGTTTTTACAGGAAACTCATTAGGCGTTAATTTTAGTAATATTGATTTCAATAATTTATTACAAGGTATTAAAGATTTTACCAAAAATCAATCTTTAATACTTTCAGATATTCCATTATTTTTTGAAGGATTTTCAATTGTTCGCTGTGCATTAGATAAAACAATTGTTGCTTCAGGTATGCTTTGGCCGATAATTGGAAACGGAAGTAGAATGTTTCAACAAGGTCATTGGTACAGATATAAAGATATTTATTATGCAACAGGAAGTTTAAGGCAAATAAATTCATTTGCTTTGTTGTCGCCAGAAGTTATTTTTTCTTCAAATTCAGAATTTTTAGATAATGATTATTTATCAATCAAATCATACTTATCGTTTGGAAGTACATTGCATGATGATTCACAAGATGGTAATTTAATGGCCCGTGGAGCATTGTTTTATAGAATGGCTTTGCAGACACATAATGATCCAGGAGATACATTTCCTTGGAATAATGTAATTGATAAAAAATGGTGTGCAAAACTTGATGTAGATGAAACGTTAATTGCTGGTCCATTAAACTTGAAGGTTACTGAAGCTATGGCTGTTGAAGAGGCTTCTTTAAATTATTATTCAGGAATGCAAACAAGTTTAGCTCCATATGTTGCTCTTCATACCATAAGAGAGATGAGAGGGATTCTTAATCCTTATGCATTTATTTTTACTAAAGATGATAGCTTAGTTGTTAACTATGGGAACTTTGATGATAATACAAGAAAGCCTTACGTAAGTCTTGTTAGACCAAAAGAAGTACTTTATGGAGGCGCAAATAAAAATGCAAAAGCTACATCTACTTATTTTTATTGTGGACATTATCAATCATTCGACAATGATTTTATTGCTTATCTTGAATCTAATTCAGGAATAGCTAATAATATTGAAATATTTGGAGGTGATTGTCATATTAGTTTGTTTGATTATTGTAGGGCATATTGTGAAAGCTGGGGGTATACAACAAATGTAAAAGTATATTCTCCATCAGGAAGAACATATGCTGGACAATTTAGTGATTCTTTAATTTTCCCTGTTCGCACAAGCATGAATTTATACATGCGACAAGGACGACATGTAGCTAAAGATCTTCATAGAGAATCTTATTATACTCCATTAGGCTCAATAAGTAGTGATGGAATATCATATCCTACAGCGGCAGTAACAAGCCCTGACCAAAAAGAACAATATGTGTATAATACAGCATATAGTTCTGATGTTATTTATGATGCTCCATTGGTAGCTGTTCCCGTAGGATTTGCGCCGCAGACACGATATGAAAAGACGTTTGCTATTTCACTGAAGAAAAGCGATAATGAACTTATTGATAATTGGCGAAACTTTAGTGTTAATAGAACGCTTACCGTTGAAAATGATGGCGGTCCAGTGTATGCAGTACGAGCAAAGAAAAACCAATTGTTTTATTGGCAACGTGATGCTTTAGGTTACATTCCGGTTAATGAACGTGTAACAATAGCCAATGCAACAGGAAAGCCTGTTACATTAGGCGAGAAAAGCTCTATTGATAGATTTGACACACTTGAATCAAAAGTAGGCTGTCAACATACGCTTGGCATTGCTGAAACCGATGATGGCTTTTATTGGTTTGACGCGCTTCGAAAAGCATGGTATTACATGGAAGGAGGAAAGTCAATTGATGTTTCTCAGCAAAAGCAAAATATCATGTTATTCAAAAATAACTTTTTTGGAGACTATGTAAACAATGAAGATCCTTTAAATGGTTCGGGATTGATTGCAGGGTTTAATAAGCGATTCAATGAAGCAGTATTTTACTTCTTAGGCATTAAAGATCGTGCCGGCAATGAGCTTATAAACATTGGAATTGTATTTGATGTAGGTAATAAGCAATTTAATGGAAAGTTTATTCATTCTGTTAATCCAGGATACTTATTTAGCCATTACAATTCGTTATTGATATTTAAAGGAAGGCTTAAACAAAACGGTCTTGAAGTAAATGTTCTGATTCCGGGAAAAACAATCTTTGATTATCAAGAAGATTATTTTTACACTATCAATGATTATACTTGGGCAACAGACCCAGATTATTACAATGATTCAAATATTGTTCATATTGGTTCAAATAAAGCTGTTCATGTGTTTAATAGACCAAATGCATTAGGAAAGATGCTTGGCGTATTTGATGATAACTATGTAGAAGTTGTAGTGAACCATGAAGGAAGTAGAGGTCAGGCTTTTATCTATGAAGATATGAAAGCTAACCTCGGAGGTACTGGGTACGCTTTTGACGAATATGAATTTGCAAGTCAAAATCAGTTTGTCAATGAAGCACAGTCAAAGCGTAACTATAAAATTGTCAATAAGCTGTTAGAGTTTAGTATTCCTAAAGATCTTCGAAAAGCCTTGTTTCATGGGCCATATCTTAAAGCTAAGTTTATTAAGCGGAATAGGTTGAATGATTCTCCCGTTACCGGAAAGAATATTAAAACACAGTTATTATCTTTAACAACATTCTTTAAAAGGGATTTCTAATGAGAAAAAAATGTGCACCTCGAAAAGCTAAAGGCGGCATTTTCGAAGATATAAAAAAGCCAAAAGGTAGAGCTATTGTCAATAAAATGGAAAAAGGTGGCGTTAAAGTTGACGACATTAAAAAACCAAAAGGACGTGCCATTGTCAATAAAATGTCAACAGGCGGTCCTCATGAAGAAGATGTTACTGTTGGATCGGCGGCAACTACTGATGGAGGAAGTACGCAAGATAATAGCAATGGAGGAGGCAAAGGAGGAGAGAAAGGTGGTGAGAAAGGTGGTGGCATTTCAGCCGCTGCACTTGCTTCATCTATAAAAGGACTTGGTGCGGGAGCTGATGTTATTGCTAATGTTGGAGGAAAGAAAAAGAAAACGGGAAAAGATGTTGTTTCTTCTGCAACGGGCATGATGGGAGCTGGAGCCGGAATAGGTTCTATTGCTGGTCCGATTGGTACAGCCATTGGTGCGGGAGCAGGATTAGCAGTAGGTTTTGGAGTAGGAGCTATTGACAAGGCTATCACTAATAAAAAGATTGCTAAAGCTACAGCCAAAGCTAAAGCAGAACTCGTAGACAGTTACAGCAAGTCACTTATTAATGCAAAGCTCGCTTCCACAACATCATATTCACTTGACCAAAGCAAACTTAATGGAGTATCATTAGGCGATATTGTCAATGATAAACAGTTGACTGATCAAGCCAAAGGAAACTATGAAGGGTTCATGGCTAATGGAGGAGTAAAAGTTGATGATATTAAAAAGCCAAAAGGACGAGCTATTGTTAATGGCATGAAAGATGGCGGTTCAAAAAAACCATTTAAAGAATGGTATAAAAACACAAATAAAAATTATAATAGCACTTCTGATTACAATTTAGAAGATGCTTATAATGAACTTCCTTTAGAAACAATGGAAGCTTGGAGAAAAAATCCAGAAAAAAATCATTTACCTGATACTTACAAAAAACCTAATCATCCAACATTTAGTGTAGAAAGTAAATATTTTAAAAATCAATTAGAAACGCCAGCTGGAGTTTGGAAAGAAAATACATTTATTCCTGTTAAAACTGGATTATTAAATGCAAAAACAAATTCAAAAGGCGGTGAAGTTGTTGGTGCGGGAGGTCCGAAAGAAGATAAGGTTGCAGCAAAGATTCCTAACGGATCATTTGTTGTTCCCGCTGAAAATGCTCATATAGCAAAAGGAATTCGTGCATTAGTGTTAGGTGACAGTGCAACAAAGAAAGCCGCTGTAAACACATCGGAAAGCAATAAGAACGTAAAGCTTTCCGATAAGGAACATGTATTTACGCCTAAAGAAGTAAAAGCTATCACAGCAAAAGGAATTGACTTAAATGAACTTGCTCCAAATGCTAAAACAAAATTGGATAACGGTATTCAAAAATTAGCTGATGGAGGAACGAAAGAAAAAAAATATAGTCAAGCTGAAATTGACAAAGATGCAGCTTCTTTAACAGATAGTAATTTCAAGAAAAAATACAAATTATCTTTTTTAGAATATAACAAAAACAAAGCTGAATCAGTTAAGCGTATTAATGGTGAAGCAAAGCCAGAAGTATCAAAAACAAAAAAACAAACTGAGATAGAAGGTTATACTAATTATGGAGTTAATAAATTAAAAAAAGAAGGAGCTTCAGAAGCTGAAATAAAAAAGTTTAAACAGCGCGCTTCTATTGGATTACAAGAAGGAGAGTATTCTTATGAATCAGCTTTTAATAATTATAAAACAACTTCAAAAAGTGTTGCCGATAATGAATCAGGATTAGGTAAAGCAAAAAGTTTATATTCTAAAAAATATGCTGATCACTATCATTTGATTGAAAAAATGGCAAAAGAAAGTGGAATTAAAAACCCCACTTCAACTGATGTTTTAGCTTTTGAGAAAAAAATGTTTAGCTTTCATAAACCAACATTTGGAAAAGGAACGCTTTCAGTAAATACAGACAATTTAACTCAAGCAGAGCAACAAATAGCAACAAAGTATCTTGAAACATATAAAGCTTCTAAAGCTACTTCCGATGCTAATTATGAAAAATATGCTGCAGTTAAAAAATTATCTGAAGCAACAAAAGGTTCTGATTTCAAAAATCAAGGAACAATGGTTAAGCAATTAGCTGATGCTTCTTTTGGAAAAGACAATAAAACAACAACATCGACTAATGACAATTTACGTTCTGTTTTAAAAGGAGAAGTTCCTAAAACAGCTGTACCTGCTGGCAATCCAAATATACCAACAGTTAAATTGGATGCTAATGGAAATCCTGTCCCTGTAACTGCAACACCTAAAACACAAGGAACAACCGGAGGAAAACGTTTAGCTAAAAAAGGTACTGCACCTAAGCGCGAAACCTTTGAGCCAATGAAACCTATTACAATAGGTTCTCAAAGTGATGCTATTGATAAGGGATTAAAAGAATTAGTTCCAACAGCGGCACCAGCAAAATCGACTTTTGAAATGCCGAAAGAAGAGCCTAAGAAAGTAACGTTTGCAAGTATTTCCGATGCTTTAGGCGGTCCTGCAGGAATGGCTTCTTTAGGTCAAATGGCTGTTGGCTTGATTCACAGCGAAACAAATCAACGTCCGCTTGATCATGTATCACCTGAATTAATGCTTGCTTATAAAGATGCTATTGCTACTAAAACAGAACTTTCAAATGAGGCTGATTATGGTCTTGGTGAAAAAGTTAAAGTAAGTGCTAAAAACGAAATTGAAGCAAACCGATTACAGGCAATGAATGATATTGTTGCTGTGACTTCTGGACAAGGAGCAAATGCTTCATTACGTCAATTAGCGCAAGATAAAAACAAAGCTGTTGTAGGGCTTGAAATTGCTGATGCTGAAACTAAGCTTAAAAAGAAACAGATTGCTATGGCGGCGGGAGAACAAGTCGGAAACCTTGCCAATGCTATTGATCAACGTCGTAGAAAAATCTTTGAAGATGATTTTACCGACTATCAACAAAATGCAGCTGCTTCAGCTGATTTGATTAATGCTGGACTTACTAACTTTGTAAATAATTTAGCTTATCAAAAAGGAGAAAAGGATAGAGCTGAAAGAGAAGCTAAATACGGAATAATTCAAGTATCAGTACCAGATCCATCAAAAGCAGGAACAGAAAAACAAACAGGCTAATAACATGCAAAGATCAACTATATCCGGATTAGCTGTTAGATTTGACTTCAAAGGTCTTACACAGCAAAATAATGAGCAAGAAGAGCTTGACAGAAGGGCTAAGCTTGATGCTGAAAGTAAATCAAAATATTGGGCTGATAAATTAAAGCCAGGCAAGGTATATACAGAGTGGGGTCGTCAACAACTAAAAGTTCATAATGAAGAAGTAGCTACCAAACTTGGTGCTATTATTAATAATAATCGAAATTGGGAAACAAACCCTACTATATTAGCGCAAGTAAATGCTTTGACAGATTCATTAGCTGACAATGACATTACAGCAAAAGAACTTCGTATTGAGCAAGGTCGTCAGCAAATGGCTAAAGATTTGGCAAGCGGAGAATATGAGTTAGATCAATTTGAAGAAGCTCAAAAAAAGTATGGCAATTATTCTAAAACAGGACGAACAACAGGAAGTGCTGATCATCCAGAAGATGAATTTGTTTACAGTTCTCCCGTTAAGTTTGATATGTCTGCATATGCTGGAGGATTGGCTGCTCAAATGAAAGGTCGTGATCATGTTTCTATGGAAAGCGGAATGAAGAAAATTGAAAATAGAGTTGATGATGATCAAGTAAGAGCTAAAGCAAGTGCAGCAATAGCCGGAAGCGAAGGTGTTAAAATTGCTAAAGCATATAAAAGACTTGTCGATAAAGGAGATACTGAATTTTCAAGTTTACAAGACTTTGTTGAAAAAAGCATTCGCGCAAATCTTGGTACTGATGTTCAGTATAAAGATATTCCTGTGCCTAAAACAAGTGGTGATGGTTCAACAAAAGAAGTTAATTTTATCGATCCATATAATCAGTATATGTTGCCTGTTCTTAATCCAGCTCAAAAAGCCGGAGGTTATGTAAAAGGAGCGCATGTGCTTGCAGGGTTTTCTCCTGATGGAAAAAGTTACAATGCCGGAGAAAACGGAGTATATGTTCGCTGTGATAACGGAGCAATTAAAAACCTTATTCAGTTTAAAAATCAAACAATGGAAGCGGCGGTACCTAATGGTACAGACAAAATCTATAAAGGCAAAACAGGTGCAGCTTATTTAGTTGCTCCAGCTCGTATTCCGTTAGATGAAAAATCATTACAAGATATGTTTAATGATTATGACATTCCTAAAGAAGGTGGAGCAATACCTGGCGACGAATTAAATCCGGATTATCAAGGAAAGGTTAAATATGAGTTGAATTCAAAAGGAGAAAGAACAGGTTATGTTATTGTAGAAACTGCAATTCCATTACATGCACATTCTGTTACTCAACAAAATATGGTAGATTTCAGTGCTCAATATCAAACAGCCGCCGTTAATGCATCTTATCAAGAAATGAAAGCTACGCAAAAAAACATTTATGATATAGGAAACGGAAACGTAAGTGTTTATGATAATGAAAAAGGACAGTGGGTAATACAAAAAAAACAATAAAATATGTCAATAGCTGAATTAGCAAACGGAAACGGTAAAAAGCCAAAAGTTGACGAAACAGGAATGGTTATTAGCAACGAAGAAATGATGCAAAGAATCAGGTCTGGTAAGGTTAAAGCTATTGGAACTACTGATGGTTTGGGAACGCCTATCAATGAAACTGTTCGAACAGCTCCCGAAAACCCTTTGCCTAATCCGGGTGAAGTTGGTTTTATGGAAAACTTCAGCAATCGATTTCAGATTGCCATGGATTCTGTTCAAAAGTCAATGTACCATAAGCTGAATGTAGATTCAGAAAATGGTCAAGGGCTTGGAGCTATCATTGAAGATATTGCCGGAGATCAGTTTTGGGATGATCGCATTAAAGCGCAAGATGCTGAAATTAGTGATGAAGCAAAACGCATTAAGCAAATCAATGAAGATAATACTCCATTAAGCTTATCTAACTTTTTAAAGAAAGGATCTGATTATATTCAAAAAGACCTTCCTGAATTATTAGGGTCATCTGCGGGATTAATGGGTGTGTCAATGGGAGCCGGACTTGCGGGATCATTGGCCGCTGGACCTATGGGAGCATTTGTTGGAATGGCGGCGGGAGCTTCAGTAGGACGTTATACTGAATCATTAGCTGAAGCTGGTGATGCTTATGATGCAACTATGCAAGCTTTAGTTGACTACAATAAAACACTTCCCGCTGACAAAAAACTTAGTAAGGAAGAAATGCAAAAACGTGCATTAATAGCTTCTGACGGAACTTTTAATAAAAACATGGCATTGCTTTTACTTGATGTACCAGCAGCTATGCTTTCTTTTGGTATTGGTGGTAAGATGATGACTAATATCTTTAAAAAATCCGCTTTATCTCAATTAGTCGGAGAAACATTAGCAACCAATGCTGTTGCTTCTACTACAGCTACATTGGGTAGTTCTGCGGCTGTTGCCGGAATGGAAGGAGCTGAAGAAGGACTTCAGTTTTATATTCAAAATCAGGAATCAGCAAAAGCATTAGGAAAAGAATATGATCCTTCATTAGCTGAGTTATGGCAAAACGACGATTTTAAAAAGTCAGTTATGGGTGGTATGGTACTTGGTTCATTAATGCATACTGCAGGTCATGTTGGAGGAGAAATAAAAGACAGGTTTCAAGGCATTACTTCTGAAAAAATGGCTAAGAAACTTCAGCAAGATACGCGCATAGCTACCATGTATGATATGCTTGAACGAGGAAGAGAACATGAACTTACTGGATGGATTAAAAGCTGGAGTGATGCTAAAAACGGGCCATTGTCACAAGGAGGTCGAGTTAATCCGGAAGAATTAAAAGCTCATACTGATCAAATGCTTGATGAAATGAAAAAAGCAAAAGAAGCTTATTATTCTGTTGAACATAACTTCAACGAGAATGAGCGTAAAGATGCTTTTATTCATGCTATGAATCAGGTTCACAATGAAGAAGAAATCAAAAAATTAAGTGCAGCACCGGGTTCTGAAGATCAAGTAAAAGCGCGTCAGATATTAGCGGCGAGCAGTAAAAACATGATCAAGATTTTAGCTGACATTAAAAAAGTTGGCAAGGATAAAGAAAAGCTTGATGAATTAAAAACAGAATACCACGATGCAAGAGAAGCCAATGCTTTGCTTGTAGGTGCATTTGAAAAGACATACGAGAATGCTTCACCAGCAGGGTTGACCATCCTCGATGCAAAACAAAAAATGGCAGCTACGGCTGAACTTAAAAAGCCAGGAGTATTGGAAGAAGTTCAAGCTGAGTTGGAAGGAGAAAAGAAAGATGAAGCAAAAACTGAAGCTGGAAAACCGAAAGCTACTGAAGGAAAGAAAGAAACAAAGCCTGAAGATAAAACTGAAAACACTACTGATACTAATAGCGTTGATGCTTCTACAACCGAAGGTGCAGCACTATTTAATACAGGCGATACTAACGTAAGTATTGACACTTCAGAAAATGAAACAAAGCCTCAACCAGCAAAAACGGAAGCACCGAAAGCTGAAAAAAAACCTGAATCAAAGCCGGTTGAAGAAAAGAAGCTTGAAGCTGAAAAAAAAGCTCCCGCTAAAAAGATTGATGATAGTGCTTTTGAAGCAACTAAGGACGAGTTAAGCAAGGAGTCATTAGAGGCTATTAGAGCTAAAGAAAAAGCTATTGAGCATCCTGATGGAACTGTGACAACGGTGAAGTCTGGGAAAGTAAAAGATATGCTTGGCGTTACTGATAAAGACCTTTCCGATTTCAGCGGAACTGTAGAAACGGGAAAAACTGCAAAAGGAGCTAAAGCATCCATTACAATCGAAGGAGGTTATTTAACGCAAGATGAATCAATCACTAAACCTGATGGAAAAACAGAAGTAGTACGAGGAGAAAGAAGAACTCGCGTTCATGAAATGAAAGATAAAAACGGCTCTCGATACCTTGTTGCTTTTGACGAACCTTCAACTCATTCAGATCCGAATACAGGTGATCCTTATACTAAAGGGATTGGATATCTTATTCCTGTTAATGAAAAAGGAGAGATTCAACGTAAGGGTATAGTTAACTTCTATGCTCAGCGTAAGTCTATGGGAACAAAGCTTGCTAAGGGAGAGAATGGCAATGTAAAGGGTCGCTTTCTTTATGATGATTTCGAAACTGTAAAAAAGGATCTTGGGCTTGAACCAATGAACAGCAAAGCAGAAGATTTCACAAAAGCAGAAACTAAAGCGGAAGCTAAAGAAACCTTTATGCAGAAAACGGGTACCGATGGACGACCTCGATATTACAAAGTATCATCAGAAGGTAAGCGCACTGTAATGAAGAAAGCGGAAGCTGAAAAAATTGGACTTGATAAGTTTGAAAAGGAGGGAGCTAAGAAAGCTGAGAAAAAAGCTGAGCCGGTAGAAGCTCCCACCAAGCCTACTTTGTTTGATATGGCTAAACAATACTCGTTCAATGGACAGCCATATAAGTACGTTAAATCGTATTTAAATAAAAGCAAGGAATTTGTTCATCAGTTTAGAGAAGATCGTCCTAATGGCAAAAACATCAACATACCGCAATCAAAAGCTGATAGTGTAAAGGAATATACTGATTTGTTTTCTGAGACAGAATCAGAACCATTGCCATCAATGGAAGGAAAAAACTCTTTCGAAAAGCATGAGATACTTTCAAAACACTTGAAAGATGGTAATATCATTATTGGTAATGTAAAGGATATTGATACCACTAAACCTTATGTTGAGCTTCCAAATGGAGATACTGCTGAGATACCTTTTATTTATAATGAAAGCAAAGCTACCGAAGGGCAAGAAGTTTCAATGAAACTTAATGAACCTGGAGAAGGAGTTGTTATTACCGATGGAGGAGGAAAGATTGTTTCTGTATCAAATTTCGAAAACGGAAAATGGCAGTTTGTAAATGAAGCAACGGGAGCTATTTATGATTCAAATATTCAGTTGATTGATAGCAATGGAAACGTTGTTTCTAATGTTGCATACTACGCGAAAAGCGACAAAAGCAAAAGCCGAACAAATACAAAAAAAACATCAGTAAAAAACCAAAAAACAAGTGTAACGAGTCCATTAGAAGCTGTCAATCAACATAACAAAAAAACATTGCTTGACAGAGCTTCTAAATGGGTTGAAGGTATTCAAGCACAGCGCAAATCATTAAAAGAAACGGGATCATCTACCAAAGAATTAAAGCATCAAAAAAATAATGCTGGCAGTCCATTAGATGCTATTAACAATCATGACTCAGGTGGATTGTTTGATAATTTAAGTCCTGCAGTAAAAGACAGAGTTCTTTCTGTTCTTGAAAGCGCCGGATTATTATTCATCAAGATTTTAAAGCAAACCGCAAACCTTAATAAATCATTGCGTGAGTTCAGCACAAAACTTGAACTTGGGCTTCCTGAAGATGGATTGACTGAAAAGCAACGCAAAGAGATTGTCAAGCAATCTAAAAAGATGATTCAATCTTTTGGAGCACAAAAGGGAGAGCTTACTGATGAACAACAATCAATGGTAAACATTGCCCTTTCTGCACTTTCTCAATATGCTCCAGAAGAATTTGACGACAATGATGTTAATCAAGTATTGAAATGGAGTGACGCAGCTAAAACAGAGGCTTTTCACAATAAGATAAAACATATTATTCGCTCAATTGAAGGAGTAGATTATGAAGTATCTGTAAGAGCTTTGATGGCACATGCAAAAACAATTTCTTTAGAGCAAGAAAGAAATTTGATAGATGCTTACTTAGGTGAAAAATCAACACTTAATCCTCGCGTAAAGCAAGGAATGATTGATTATGGCGTTGATGAACAAAACCTTGTTTCACTTCATGCACATTACAAATCAATAGTTCTTTATCCTTGGAAGTACTTAAAAAATACTCGTGGAGAATGGGCTATTAATGATTCAAACAAAAGCACTGTTGACAAAAAAACAGCAGATATTTTATTGAATGAATATTTTACCGACGATTTAAAAGAAAAGCTTCGCGCTAAAAAAACTATTGGTGACAAAGAAAAATCTACGTATTCTCTCCTTATGAAAAAATGGAGGGATGCAAGAAGGGATTTTTCAACAAAAAGAGTTGAAATGCTTTTAAAACCTGCAAAAGCTTTTACTGCATTAATGGCTGAAGAAAACTATAAAAAAGCTTTTGTTGATTCTAAACTGATAAGACCTACAACTAAGTATGGTTTAATTAAAGATACTGTAAAAGATGTTGAAAAAGCTTTTGAAACTAAATTCAAGGCTCTTGATGCTGTAACTGATCAATCTGAAAAGCTTCGCAAACGTTCTAATCTTGAAAGAGCTAAAGCAAAAATATTGAATGCTCTTCAGGAAGATAATAACAGAATCTATAAAGCAAAATTTAATTTAGCTAATGACATTGCAGAACTTGACAATAAGTTAATGCAAGAGCTTACCGGTATGCCAAAAGAAATGATCAAAGGTTTATTTGATCAAACAAATGATGGCGACTATGTAAAAAAACTTACTGAAAACTATGATGAACGTAGAGAAATAAATGAATTGTTTTATAAAATTTTACGTCCACAAGAACAACGGTTTTCTAAAAATTCAAGCGGACTTAAAGGTATTGATTCTTTAAACCTTGACAATGTAGAAGCATGGATTAATTCATATTCCGTAAGCGACAAAGGTCGTCGCTATGCTGATGAAATTAGTTTATTTATTGCACAGAGCCAAGGAGAGGAAGAGTTACGCTCTCTTGACTTCACAGGCACCGACGATAGTAGAAAAGATGCTACAAGGCTTTTATCTCATCTTGAAATGGCTTCAAGAAATATTATGTCTGAAGAAGTTCAGAATAACTCTCGATTTGCAAACAATGACTTTGTAAAGGATCATAAAGAGCAAGCGCCAGTTATTGAATTGTTTTCTGATGTTTCCAATCCGGAACATGACAAAGCTGTTACTTCAGATAAAATGACCATGTTTGATATGTGGGCTATTCAGATGAAATACTTTGAAAAAGCTAAAAAAGACAAAGATGGCAAGTTGAAGTTTATGATGCATTTAGGTCAGCTTGGAGATAGCTCAATGAAAGCTTATATTCAAGTTGAGCGAAAATCTGTTGAAGATGCTAAATCAAAAGCAAGTGAGCTTGGATTATTAAAGGGACGCGAAGAAAGAATTAAAAATGAGATAAAATCTATTGCAAGTGCATTAAAGATATTATCAGGAAAAAACTTAATTTCTGATCCTTCTGTTAATGAATTAGCTGAAAGTTTTGTTTATAACTACATGGTTAATCGTCATTTCATTGATGAGTACTACAAAGACTTGAATGCTTTTAAAGATAAAAACGGAAATGTTAAAATGTCCGCAGTAGCAAAACGAGATAAAACATTTGCTTCTCCCGGAATTCAGCTTGTTAATGTAAAAGGTGGAATTTATGATTTACCTGATACAAAGCCAGGGAAGCATAATGTATTTATTGCCGACGATGAAAAAGAAACTGTTAAGATTGCCAAAATCCTTGAAAAGGGATTTCATGAGTTTAAAGGTGTAGAGTTAACTAACGGGTTTACTTTTCATTCAGAAGCTTTTGACGAGGCTATCACTAAAAGCAGTGGAAACTTATTAGGCTCTGGCCCTTCAGGTAAAATGGAAGGAATCAGTAAAGCTATTTATTCGGATAATGATCTTAAACATGGTCGTGTAATTATCAAGTCTAATAGTATTGTGCTTACTAAAAAGATGGCTGAAATGTCACCGTCTTTGATGCAGATATACAAAATGATGAATAAGTCTGGGAAGCCTATACATCGATTTACTTTTACTTCATCGGCAAAAGCTGTTGGTACTATGGGAGCTGTTGAAGGAAACAAAATCTTCAATACAAGCATATTTACAAGCAAGCCTAACATCTTCGAAGCTGATAGCTCAAAGTATTTAATTCAGCAAGATTTAACTAATCCTACTGTATTTGGCGAAGAAAAAATGCCGGTACAAGTGTTTCGCTATTTAACAAATTTTAATTCATTTGACAAAATCTCTGATATCTATAAAAATATCATGGATGGAAATGCTTTAAAAACAGAAAAGTTTTTCCAATCAATTGGGACAAAAGAATGGAAAAATAAGCTGTTATCTCAACTTGATGATACACCGCAAAATCAGTACGTAAGAGAGCTTTTAGCTGACGAGTCAGTAACAAGGGATCATCCAGTAATTAAAGCTATTGAAGCAAACTTGTTAAAGTCTGTTGTCACTAAAGATATCTTTGATCGTATCTCGAATAAAACGAGAATGATTGAAATGCCGGATTATAAAGTAGATTCTAAACTTCAAGGAATTAGAATTGAAAATAAAGTAACAGAAAAGCTTTCACTTGCAATTGAACGAGAAATAGCAAAAAAGTTTTCTTCTATAATCAAAAACAAAGAAGATATTAAACTTATACGAAAAGCTGTTGAAGATGAATTGCATAATAAATTAAACAATTTACCTTTTTCTGAAGAGAAAGTTAAAATATCAGAAAACGAAGATGTAACAAAAAAAGTTCTACAAATCGTTAAAGATTTAAAAGTAGAAAAAGGCGAAAAAATTGAAAAAGTAATGGGATTACCGCAAGCAATGGTAAGTGCTGATTACAAAGATCAGTTGATTACTCTTGGCGATAAGAAGGTAATGTTTATTGTACGTGTACCAACAACCGGTATGCACTCTGTTACGCTTGTTGAAGTTGTAGATTATCTTGATCCTAAGATGAAGAATACCATTATCACAGATCGCGGAACTCAGCAAAAAGCTGGTTCAGATAATGATGGTGATGCTCGTTATTGCTTGTCAATGTTTAAGGGGTCAAGGGATTCAATGCCTAAAAAGGAGCAACTTGCTAATGAAGTCATTCAAAATATGATTTCAGAATATATGAAAGTTGAAAACTTTGATTTGCTAAATGAGCCAATTAATACTGCCGCAGTAGATAAAGCTGTTGAAGCTGTTGAAGCCAAGATGGGTGGAAACAAAGCTGACAAGATGGACATTTACATGTATTCAGACATGGTTAAAATGTTTGTCAATAACAGTGAATCTCAGGTAGGTATTGGTCATGCTGCGACATTTACAGCGTTCTATCAGTTTGCTAAAAAGTTTGGATTCAGAGTAAAGTCACCAATAACGTTAACTGACTTCAATACAGGTGAAGAAGTATCAGCAAGTAGATTCAGTACTCCTTCAGATAAAAAAGAAGCATTGGCGGTAATGTCAAGGGTAGCTAATATCACTAACATCATTGTAGATAATCCTAACCTTCAGATGATGGATCGTGCTGGATTATCTACGGCTACAATTACTCCATTTATGACATTGCTTTCATTAGGGTTTAACTATGAAACAGTGATTAATTACTTCAAATCACCAATAGCGCAAGAATACATTCGCTTTATGCGTGAAAAAGAAAGTCCGTTAATCTCCAGGGCAGAGTCAAAAGAATGGGACCATCTTTATCAGAAGTTCACAGGAATGACAGAACAAGAAGCGAGAGAAAGTAAGCTTAGCAGTAAAGAAGCAAATGAAATAGCAAAGCTTAAAAACATTGTTTCAATTGCTAATGACGTGACTAATTTAAGCCGTATCATTAAAGCTAATGAAATTGCGGCTACTCGCTTTGAAGATTATTACAGCGTTCTTTCGGGATTGAATAAAATCAAAAACCTTAAAATCGAAGTTCCAGATTCATTCTATAAAAACAGAGATTCATATCATTCTGCATTAGCTCCATTAGTAAAATCAATGGAATTGGTTCAGGATTATTGGGAAAAGTCAATATATCTTAATCCATTGTTTGGAAAGAGCAGAGAACGTAATGGCGATCCTCATGGAATATTGAGCATGTTTGAAATGAATTCAAAGCGTTCAATATATGGCTATAACAGTAGAGCTAAAGATTCAACTGGACGAGAGGTTGAAATCTTTGAATCTATCAAGCCTCGTGAGTTAGAAGCATTCAAACGTAGTGTTGATCAGTGGATAGCTCAACGAGCATTGAATATTACTGAAAGCCAAAAAGCATTAGAAGAAAAGTCAGTTAAAATCTATGAAGAGCATATCAAGGGAACTGATTTAGCTAAAGCTTTTAGAATTGTCACTCGAATTGTAGATCATAAACCTCGTACACGTCTTGAAATTACTGCCGCGTTAACATCTAAAAACGTTACAATAGAGCAGGTTCAGGATTTCCGTGATGCTATGGCTAAGCTTCCATTAGAAGTACGCTATGACTTAATGAAACATCAAGCTATGTCTTTTGGTACTTCAATGTCTACCAGAGGAGGTGGCTTTATGATATTGTTTGATAAAGAATCAAATCAGATTTTAAGCCAAAAAATATCATACATCGGCGATAACTTATCAGACCTTAAATTCATTCAGAAATTCAATCTCTTTAAAGAGTTTGCTGTTGCTAATCCAAATATTCTTCCTGAATCAAAACTATCTATTCAAAGCTCAGGAAAGCTTGTGCAACGTACAGCTGAAGGAGCTACGGAAATAGCAAAACAGAACTTACCATTTGCAGTAAAAGTGTTTAATGCTGACAAAGCTAAATGGGAAATATGGGGCGTTGAAGTACCTGGAACTAACAAGTATGTTAAGCTTTCTGAAGTATCATTAAACGCCGATCGTACTTTGTTTACTGTTGACGAGCAATTAAACTATAAGTTCAAAGCAAAAGGAAAAGCAAATATTTCTTATAAAGGTGGATTTGAGGAAAAAGGAAAAGGAACGGCTGAAGGCGATGGAAAAGATAAAGCAATGAGAAAAGTTGCTGATGGTTTTATTGGAGAATTTAAAACTGATAAAAAAGAATCATCAACATTAACTTCTTTGAATCATTTTGATGGAACTTATAGTTATGAAAAAGATCGATATGTTGGAGAAGCATTTAATGGAGATAGCATTAAAGGTTATACCAATAAAATCATAATGTTAGCAAGAAATGGTGCATTAAAGGGACTTGAACTAAATGAAGAAACAAAAAGAAGTATTAACAGAGCTAATATAAGAGGGGTAAAGTTTGTAGTAGGAGACATGCCTAATGTAGATACTCAGTTTATTGATTACTTGCAAGAAATTGGAGCTGATTTTACTATTTATCATACAGGCGACAAATCAAGAATAACTGTTGAAGCTAAAACTGATAAAGCAGAATTAGCAAGTCAGCAAAAACCAATTGATATATGGCACGGCAATGGACACAATGTTTCTATTGGTCCGGAGGTTCAGTTATCTAACCTTGCTCACCGTCCATTTATCATTTACAACAATAAGCTAAAAATTAATCAAGAGTATTATTCAGTAGAACATGCTTACCAAACCTACAAGTCTGGAAAATTTGATCAAGCTGTATATGAAAATGAGGCATGGAAGAAAGGTAAAGTTTTCAAAGGTTCAATGGAAGCTGATAAAAGCAAGAATCTTTCTATCATGAAAAGTGCAATGATTAAGTCATTCGAGCAAAATCCGGATGCACTTAATACGTTGCTCAACACAGGAAACGTGCCATTTGCTCATACCAAAGCTTCTGACTACTTCTGGGCTATTAAATTCCCGCAAGTATTAGAAGAAGTAAGAGCGCACTTTAAAAAGCTTAAAAATCAGTTTACAGGACAGCAAGAAAAGCTTGCAAGTTCAGATCCTGAGCTTAATGAATTTATCAGAAATCGATTAGCTAAAAAATTTCCAAATGTTCAAACGTTTAAAACAAGAGAGCATTTTGAAGAGTTTTTGGCTAAGCAACATAACGGCGAACAACTTGATGTAAATGCTGTTGGCGCCGCTATTGGAAACAGTGTATTTATTGATGCAAAGAAAGCCTTTCAGTCAACGGCTATCCACGAACATGCACATATCTATTGGGACTCACTACCGACTAACGATACTACAAAGGTTAAAATCTTAAAGTTCGTTCAAGAAGTGTTTCCTAACATTACTGATCCTGCAGAAATCGAGGAAACAGCTATTCAGGTTATTGGAGAAAAGGGAGTGTTATTGGCTCAGCGACAATTACGCGGAACAATGCTTGCTCGATTAAAAGGCATGTTAGAAGTGTTCTGGCGTAAGGTTAAGAATGCTTTTGGCTTACTTAACGGCAAAGAATCGATTGATAAAATGCTTGATGATATTTGGAATGAAGGGGCAACTAGAAATCAAAAAACCACAATAAAATTCCAAAAACAAACAGGTGTTAAAGGCGTAAGTGCAAACATGCAAGAAGTAGGCAAAGGTCTTGCATGGCTTCGATCAATGGTTAAACTTGAAGATAATGTTAAGCTTAAAAGAGGGTTTGCAAACAAAGAAGAAAGAGAATCTTTTGAATCAAGATTTAAAAACTCTATTATAAGCAAAACAAGTCTTGGTATAGTTGACGGAAAAAACACTTATGAATATTTAGTTGCTCACCACTATGATATTGATGGTGTAAGTTACATGAGCGCATCAGAAGCTCGTAGAAGAGCACAGCCTGAATTGTATGATATTCCTTGGATAACAAAAGAAGATATCGATCAACAAGGATACACTGATTCAAATTCTAATGTTTCTTCTGATTACAGAGCTAAAAACATTGGAACGCCTATTCATAAAATTATTGAAGAAGTAATCGGCAATGGAATGTCGGTAGAAGAAGCATATAAAAATGCTATTGACGAAAACAATGACAGTCGATTATTTGAAAACACTTCTATTGATGTTGTAAAATCATTAATAGATCAGTTAAACGAAGAACTGTTTAATGATTTACGTGATCAAGGATATGAGTTTGCTTTTGAGCAACCAATATTTATAAAAGGCTTA